CCGCGCGGGGTGTATCGCTTGGTGCCACGATCGCGGCGCTCTTGCAACCACGTTGCCCAAGCCTCCTCAAATTCCTTCCCTTCAAAAGGCAACACCACCCCCTTCTTTTTAGATGTATAAGTAGATTGTTCTTTACTTGTATTAGTATGTCGCCATTTTGGCGATGCAGACTCGTCATTTTGGCGACTCTGCCCCGTCATTTTGGCGAGGCTGCCTGTGCTTAAATGTCGCGTTCGACCGTTGAACTTGCTCTTGAGCATACCCAACCCGACGAGTTTCTTGACCATCCTTTGAACGGTACGAGGTGCGATTCCGTACTCTTCCTGAATTGTCTCGTTGGACTTGTGGAAGGTCTTGCCGTTGCCCGTGAAAGAGTCCACCTCGGCGAGAAAAGCCTTCTCGCAAATGGTGAGTCGCTTGTCCAGCCATATCTCTGCGGGGATCCATACCCCCTTAAATTCACGTTCCATTTTCGTACTCATTGATGGCCTTAAATATCTGCAAAGCGACTTGAGGTACGATGGCGTTCCCGTATGCTTTTATGCTTTCCCTTCGCCACTTTGGAAAGGTGATGCCGTCCAATCTTTGGGAAAGCCCATCATTTCCCCGACAAACTGGGCTGAAAGCTGGGAATTTTTTCCACACATCTTGTTTTTGATTAGGTGGGCATGAAGACAAATGCCACCCTGTTGGAACTGTGTTTTTTGTTGGTGCGCAGTTGGTGTTGGCAGCATTGTCAGCACCTGGGTTGCAAGGTTTGGCACCGTTGTCCCATTGTCGTATTTCTGCATTCTCTGTGCAAATTTGTCCATGTCCATTATTTCTTCCCGCGTTGTCGGTGTAAGCAACAAACCAGATGCGATCTCTTCTGTGTGGTGCGCCGACACCTGCAGCAGGAAGTAAGAACGGTTGAACGGTGTACCCTTGAGCTTCCAAGTCAGCGCACACCTCCTCGAAGACCAACCCTCCATTCCAACCAACAAGCCCGCGAACGTTCTCGCCCACGACCCAACGGGGTGTACACTCTCGAATAACGCGCAGCATCTCCGGCCACAGGTGGCGTTCGTCATCCTTTCCCTTTCGCTTTCCGGCGAGTGAGTAAGGTTGACAGGGGAATCCTCCTGTGAGGATATCAATTCGTCCAGCGTAAGCTGTCGCGTCGAGTTCTTTGATGTCTCCGTATTGTTTGGCATTTGGAAAATGGTGTTTGAGTACGCGCTGTGGGAACTCTTCCCACTCGCAGTTGAAGACGTTTGTCCAGCCCATCCATTCGGCGGCAAGGTCGAAGCCTCCTATCCCGGAAAAGAGAGACGCGTGGTTCACGTCTCCCTCGTTGGTTCGAGCTCTTCTATCTCGTGGATTCGGTACATGACCTCGCCTTCGAGCTGGAGCCACGTCGTATTCTTCGAGGCGACTATCTCCGGGCCGTACTTGAGGATGCCCCGTGGGTTCTTCTTCACCCAGTTCTGCACCGTGGCCGGGGTTACCCCCAGCTCACGAGCGCAGTTTACTTGGCTTCCAAAGTGCTCTTTAATATACTCTTTCATTGTTCGTTTTGATATAGGTCGTCTAAATAGTCCCACTGCTTGTCGGGGCTTTGTATCTCCTGCCACAGGCGCGGCTCGGCTGTCATGGAGGTAAGCCATTCCTTCCCGTCCCACTTGCCTACGTCGTAGACATACCCGTCGCCCATAGGCCACGCGCAGAGATACCACCCCGTCTCCTTGGGTGTGCTGTCATACCACATTACACCTCGACTTCGTGCTTGAGGGACTTACGAGCTTCCAACGCGAGGCGGGCGTACTGCATCACCTGTTGGTCGTAGTTGGGTGCGGAGGTGTCGGCTACCTGCATCCCAATACCAACAGCCCACGAAGCGATGATGCCTTTCGTCGCGTCGTCGTTACCGCCAGCGCGAGGGGTAAAGCCTCCGGAGAATCCGGGTTTGTCGAGCTTCAACTTGACGCCGTGGTGCGTGTGTTGGGCGGTATACTCTACCGCATCCCCGGCCTTCCATTTGTCCGGGCTTTTGGTGTTGACGGAACCTTGAGTGCCGTCGGATAGGTCGACGTCAAAGGCGTACATCGTACCGTGTGATCCATTCCACGTGGGAGGGTTTGCGGGTTCAATCCGCGAGATGGTGGCTTGTGCCATGTTACAAGGGTTTGTGCGCGTCTCCGCGCTGGTTTGAATTAGTTTTATCTTCTTCACACGACAGCCGAGGGGCACGGCGTCTTGTGCTTTGCTCTTGGCTTCGGCTTCGGTGTATGCCGTGACGGTGAGCTTGTCCCAGTCGTCGTGATCGTAGCCACGAAAGTACAGGACTTCGTAGGTGTTCATTCGTATTCAAATTCACACCACTCCAAGCACTTGGAGCAGATAGGTACATCCGGGTCGGTGGGTGCTCCACAGCATTCGGAAAGCGCGCCCATAGGTAGCTCGTTCATCGCTTGAGCTGGTCTTTGAAGTCAGCCCACAAGGAGTCGAACTTGGTGTGGAAGTCCTTGAGCTCCTCTTGGATTTCGCGTTGGAAGTCGGCTACTACTTGATCACAGTAAGCCTTGAACTGGTCGGCTTCGCGTTCAATTTCTTTGCCTGTGATGTACGCGCTCCATTCGTGGAAGTCGGAGCAGGGTTGGTCTGGGTAGACCGTGTGAGAGATTCCGTTGGGTTTAAGCATTACCATTCTTTTTTGAGGTCCAGAAAATCGGCCATAACTTGGCGGAAGTCGTCAATCTCGCCGAGGGTCAGGTCTTTGAATTCGTTTGCACGAAGGCGGGTGCAGATGTCCCACGCGAGGTCGTGTCCTTTGCTTGTCTTTTGCATCGTGTTGGGGGTTTGTGTTTGTTTGATGGAGGCGGCTCAGATGCACCACGCTTGGCGGGTGAAGGTGAACTTGAGGAACTGTGTCAAATGGCGCTTCAAGGATGAGCTCTCTTGCAAAAAAGGCTCGAAGGCGTCAAAGTTTACTTGTGAAGCGTACCCGGTCAATTTCCATGTCTTGTCGTATGGGCATTGCTCCAAGGTGAAGATGGCGCCGTCCACTTTGTACATATACTCCCATGAGTAGCGCTTTGGAAGGTTGGTCACTTTGTTCATCGTGTTGTGTGTTTGTGTTTGTTTCATGTGGTAAAGATAGAAAGAAATTTTCATTTGTCAAGCAAAAACGAAAAAAAATTTTCGCAAAAAGAAACCCCCCGACGTTTCGGAGGGTTCCCTACCTGTAGAAAATGAAACTTATTGCTTCTCGAAGAAGCTCAAACAAAGAGGGGCAATGCCAACCCCGCATAACACTATGCCCTCCCAAGATAGGCCAAACTCATGTATCTGCCAAAGAGCCTCGAAAACAATCGCTCCCCCAACCGTGCGCTTGGCACTCCAGCGGCGCAGGTCTCCTTTGGTCTTAAATATCTCCGTGACGTCGAGCCGGGAGATAAGAGCGAGCCACGGGTTCAAGTTGCCTCCCGCACTTCCCATACGTAGTCGTCTCTGCGTTCCCTGACACGTGCCCACCATCCCCCAAGGCGAGGCGTGGCGAAGTTCTTTTCTGTAGCCCACCCCGCGTACCTGTCGCCGAGCTTCTTGTAAGACCCCATCCGTAGGTGGTGGACTGTCCTTTGCTCCAACTTCATCGACTGGGTGATGCGGTCAATACTCACGGGCAGGTGCCATTTTTGGTGATCGTGGCCCCGCAAGATGAAGTCCGCGTCGGGGAAGTCCTTCTGGTCGATGTCAGCTCCAAGGATGCCCTTGGAACGCTTCGCGCCCCCTCCGTACCCGTGGTGGTAGTGGACGTTGTACCTCTTGCGTGCGCTGCCCCCTCGGTGCGTCTGCACCACGAGCCACCCGGCATATCCCCCTACCTCTACGTGTCCTCCGTTTGCGTTGATGATTTGTGCTACCCTGTCGATGGGTGAAACCATCATCCTCTTTTCGATGTTCGTCTCGTGGTTGCCCTTTGAGATAAACTTGATGACGTCGGCGTATTTGGCGAGCTTCTCCCCTACGTCTTGGATAACCTCGTCAACGTAGATACACGACTTGTATTCGGGCCTCAATTCGGAGTAATTGCCGCGAGGGTCGAACCGCCCCTGCATGAGGTCGAACAAATCCCCAAAGATGAAGACACCCGCCCCGAGCTCCTGCGCCTCTTCGAGGTGGCGGTGCAAGAGGTCACGGTCGCACTTCATAGCGTCGTAGTGGATATCAGAAATAAAGAGAAAATGCTGCTCGCCTTTGCGCTTGATGAGGTCACAGTCGACGGCGTGGACGGTGCGCGCTTTTCGTTGAAGGTGCATTCAAGGAACCCAGAGGGTATTTGGTGACTTGTTAGGATCCATATCGACATGGATATAGTTCTCGCCCAAACCTATCCTGTGAAAGCCCGCATCCAAGAGAGCTTCGAGAAGTAGAAACCTCCTGCGGTTGTTGGGCACGGCTATATCCGCCGCCCATCCGAGCAGGTGAGACGATTTGGGTGAGGCCGCGTATCCCTTCTTCATGAGCTCCCGGTTGTATTCAACCGTCCGGAAGCCTGACGTTATCTTCATAGGATAACCGTATATGTCGCGTGCGATGTCGAGGGCTTGTACTACTTCGTGCTCCATGAGCTCACCCGTACCGGGTCGGTCGGGGGAGTCGAATTCAGAGAGCTTGAACCATTTGTACATCACATCCCTTTTTTGGCGAGTAAAATTTTTAGCTCGTGGATGCCTTCGACGCATTCCTTGAGCATGGATTTCAGCTCGCTCTGGTCACTCTCAAGGCGGTACACCCGCCCCTTGAGTTTGGCGACCTCGGAATTCAAGGATACCCAAACGCCAACGGCGGCCATTAACGAAGGCACCAAATTTATCAACACGTCGTAGCTCATAGCACCACTTTGGTATAGAATTTCAGTCCGTCAATTTCGATTTGAGCGAGGTAGATACCGCGCGTGGGGGTGTCTACCCTACGCCCTGCCATATCCACAAGGACAGGGCGCAAGCCTGCCTCCTCAAGTTCACGCAGGGTGGGAGGGGGTAGAGCCTCACCTTCGCAGTCGGTGTCAAAGACGACCAAGAAATCTGCAAAATCTTGTACGTCTACGTCGTCGTCGCCGTCCATGTCGCACGCACACTCTCCCACCTTGCCCAGCTCGGTACAGATAGCGAGCAGGTCTTGGACTTGGATAAACCCGTCCCCGTTGAAGTCGCCCGGACAGGGGCTC